ACTAAATGGGCTCACCCATTCGAACAAACTCTTATGTCGTATAGTTATCAAGAAACTGTTAAGGGTAATATAAACCCAGGGTTATTATTATTAACACCAACTGAACACTATAGATTTGAACATTATGATGGTTCATTAAGGAAAGAGAGTTAAAAAGTTTTTCTAAATAGATTCACTCACCGTAAATGTCCGTTGTTTTTTTACATCTTTCTTTTATCAATCTCTCTACGTACGCGAACATCTTTAACCCATTCTCTTCACAATACTCTTTTAATAGTTTATGTGTTTGTGTTGTAATTTTTATGTTTTTGTCTCTTTTCATAGGTATTTTTATATAAGTATTACAAAAGTATGAAAAAAATCATACTAAATTTATATTATATACCATAAAATGAAAATTTTTGAAAAAACTAGCATATTTATAAATAAAAGTAATCAATAATACAATATTTAAAAAAATAATTTAAATGGCATCAACAGACAGAATATTTGTGAGTCCAGGTGTATTCACATCGGAGAAGGACTTAACATTCGTAACTAGACAGGTTGGAGTAACAACATTAGGTTTATTGGGTGAGACCCCAAAAGGACCAGCGTTTGAACCAGTCTTCATTTCTAATTACAACGAGTTTATTAGTTATTTTGGAGGACTTAACGCTGAAAAGTTTAAAGGTAATGGTTTCCAAAAATACGAACTAAATTACATCGCAAAATCATTTTTAACTCAAACAAACCAATTATACGTAAGTAGAGTTTTAGGGTTATCAGGATATGACGCAGGGAATGCGTGGAGTATAACATTAGATTCCGCTGAGGATCCTACTACCGTAGCTAGTACCGCAACAGGTGCAACTGCTGGTGTATTAAGTTATACTGCATCTACAGGTGGAACACCAGTGACAATGGTGTTTAATGACGCTAATCTACAAGCATTATATAACGATGGACAAATAACTTCATCATTTACTAGTATAGGTACTGCTGTAACAGGTACTTCAATATCACTTACAACACCAGCTTATGTTAAAACTGGGTGTAACTTTAGTGGGGCAACTTTTGATTTAACTGTAGATGCTGCTGGTACATCAGGTAGTTTCGCAACAGGAACAACATCTGGTTCAGTAGTAACATACACCGCTAGTTGTTTAACAGATATAGATGGTTCAGTTATCGCAACACTTAGATCTAGAGGAACTTATAATGGTAGTGAAGAGTTGATATATGATGTTACAGGTTCAACAGATGTGGTAATGGCTAACACTACAAACTTACCGAGTAACCCATTAGCTTCATTTCAAATAACAGGAACGTCAAGTACAGGTATCGCAATTGATTACGATGTTTCTATGGATAAAACATCTAAAAACTATTTAACAAAAGTATTTGGTAGTTCAACACAAGATAAGGAAACGGAATTATGGGTTGAGGAAATATATGGTAACGTATTAGAAGATTTAAACACTAATAACAAAGTAAGAGGTTTAGACGTTACATTTGTAGAAATAAGTTCTACAGTAACTAATAACTTAAATAATTATAAAGAAAAATGGTTATCCGCTTATTCCCCATGGGTTTTATCAGAACTTAAAGGTACTGGAGCTGGTTCAACATTACAAAGGTTATTTAGATTTATCACTATATCTGATGGTAATTCAGCTAACCAAGATGTTAAATTCTCTATAGTTAATATTAGACCAGATAACAAAACGTTTGATTTAGTTGTTAGAAACTTTAATGATACCGATGCATCACCATCTGTAGTTGAAAAGTTCTCTAACTTATCTTTGGATAGTACAAGTAATGGATATATAGCTAGAAAAATAGGTACTTCTGATGGTGAATATCCGTTAAGAAGTAGTTACATAATGGTGGAATTATATGATGAGAATGATCCAGATTTAAAAAATCATTTTCCAGCAGGATTTGAGGGTGTTCTAAATAGAACATATATTGGTAGTCGTACTGCGATAGCACCGAAGATTGAATATAAGACAGCTTATAGTCAATTCACTACTTCACAATTAAGAAAAACGTATTTAGGTTTGAATTCCACAATTGGAGTTGATCAAGACTTCTTTGATTATAAAGGTGTAAATGCGATTAACGCTGGTGTATTAGACGCCAATGGTAAAAACACATATAGTGGTAGAACAGATGGTTTCCATTTAGATATAAACTCAACTAGTGGGACAATTGATGCTGGTGCTAACACATATGTACCGACATTACAAGTTGGTGTGTCAGCATTTACTACAGATGCTAGTTTAGTTGGTGGACCATATGAAAAATTAGCATCTAGGAAATTCACATTCGCACCGTTTGGTGGTTATGATGGGTGGGATGAATATAGAACACAAAGAACTAACGGTGACACTTATACCAAAACAGGTAGTAAAGGAGCATTAGGGTTAACTAGTGGGTTATTCAGTTCTTTTGTGACCTCTGAAGGGGACAATGGAATCACTTCTGATTATTACGCCTTCTTAGATGGTATTTATACTTATAACAATCCAGAAGCAGTTAACATTAACGTATTTGCTTCACCAGGGTTAGATTTACAAAACCAAATAGGACTAATCGAAAGTGCGGTTGATATGGTTGAGGTAGATAGAGCTGATTCACTTTATGTGATGACAACTCCAGATGTCGATTCAGATAGTCAACCTTTAACTGTTGGTGAAGCTGTTGACTTAGTGGAAGATTCGGGTGTAGACTCTAACTATTCTGCTACATACTGGCCATGGTTACAGATGAATGATACGGAAAATAACAGATACGTATGGTTACCACCTACTGTTGAAGTTATGAGAAACATTGCACTGACAGATAACGTTGCTTTCCCTTGGTTCGCAGCAGCTGGTTTAAATAGAGGTACAACAAACGCTATTAAGGCGAGAGTAAAACTTAGATTGGATGATAGAGATACTTTATATGAAGGAAGACTTAATCCTATGGCTACGTTCTCTGATGTAGGTGTTGTTATCTTTGGAAACAAAACGTTACAAGTTAAAGAAACAGCTCTTAATAGAATTAATGTTAGAAGATTGTTGTTACAAGCTAGAAAACTTATTTCAGCGGTTTCAATCAGATTGTTATTTGAACAAAATGACGAGGTTGTAAGAAATCAGTTCTTAAGTTTGGTTAATCCAATTTTAGACAACATTAGAAAAGAGAGAGGTTTGACAGACTTTAGAGTAACGTTGGACGATACTCCAGAATCTATTGATAGAAATGAGTTGAATGGTAGAATATTTATTAAACCAACAAGATCATTGGAATATATAAGTATCGAATTTAACATCACTAACACTGGTGCTAACTTTGACGATATTTAATACTAATAATAATAAGGTGGGTGAAATACCCCACCTATTTTAAAACAAAATTATATGAAAATTAAGAAAGACGGAAAAGTTATTAAATTATCTGAAACAGATTTAAAGAGAATAGTTAAAAAAGTTTTAATTGAGGATAGTGAAAAAACCAAAAAATAACTAAAAAAGAATAATTTATTTTATTAAAACCCACTATATGTGGGTTTTTTTATTTCTAAGAATATTTATTACATATGAAAGTTAAACTTACCGAATCACAATATAAATTATTGAAAGAATTTAAGAAAAGAGCTTACTCTTTTGATTGGGATGATAATATACTTATGATGCCCACAAGAATACATTTAGATTATAGTGTGAATGGGTTAACTTGGGTACCAGTATCTGTATCTACAGAACAATTTAGAGGTATTAGACATAAGTTGGGTACAGAATTTAGGTATTTAAACGATGATATCTCACAATCATTTATAGATTTTAAGTCTTATGATGCTTTTTTAAAGGATGTGGTGGAAGCTTTAACACTTAATCGTTTTGGACCTAGTTTTAATAAGTTTAAAGAAGCTTTAATTAGTGGTAGCGACTTCTCTATCATAACAGCTAGATCAAACCCGCCACAATCGATTAAAGAAGGTATAAAAATAATTATAGAAAAGAACTTTAACCATTCTGAGAAAGAAGAGATGAAAAGTAACTTAAATGGGTC